GGTCGGCCTCTTGTATCGCTGTCACTGCATCTTCCAAGTTTATGTCTCCGTCCATGTAATCAAAGATAATTTTAAGTGGCGTCAATAAAGGATCGATGTCTGTCATGACGTAACCTTCACCCGCAGTCTTGCTTTTACCAACAAGCTCTGCGCTTCTTGCAACGTGGATATAGCTTGATCCAACAACTGAACCTCAGACTCCTCTCCCCGCCACTTGTCCTTGTCTGTGCTCTCAAAGAACAACTCCTCTGCCTTACGCAGAGATTTGTTGAGATGCTCCTGCGAACTCTTGTACTTTCTTGCTCTTGCTTTTGACATGTCCTCTCCTTCTCCAATACTCAATCCACAAACCCTACACCTGCTGGCCTCGATGGCGCCCGTGCATATCGGGCACCTACCAGCATCTAATAGCTTGGCCCACGATCCATCGCCCTCAATAATCATCCTCGCCCCCCTCATCGCGGATACGTTTAGCCTTCACACCAACAGCGTCTACGAAACCCAAGCCCTTTGCATCTGTTGACTTGTGACGTTTCCTTATCCTGTTCCTTGCCAAGGCTACCGCATGATCATCATTCATAGCTCTGATCTTGTAACTTTTTGCATAGGTAACGTGAACCGTAACATCAAACGTCTGATAATACTGATAACCTGGCGGAAGTCTTTCAGTCATTGGGAACATCCTCCGACAGAACATAATCCATGTAGTACCAGCCGCCCTGAGTATTTGGACTATCAAACCCAAGTATCTTATCCATCAGATCCACAGCCTCGTGCAGGTTTCTGATGTCCGACAGATGACAGTCCTGCGTTTCATCAATACTATTTTTCATGTCTTTGAGATTGTTGCGCGCGTTCAAAAGAGTGGTCCGCTCGTCCTTGCTCAACTGAAATGTTTTGGGTCTGCCCCTAGTTTTTGTCTTAGTTGTCATTCTCTTCCTCCTCTATGGGTTTGCGTGTCTTGATCTTCGACAACAGGAGCTGCAACTCCTCTTGCGCCCTCCTCAATACACTCTCTAATTGGGCGTCTGGCCCTTCAATGCCGTTTAACTCAGCACATAACTTGGATATCCGATCTCGCTCCATCGTGCTTATTGTCGTTGCCGGATTGTCTGCAACCCGAAACACACCGTCAGCATCGAAATAGTCTGCTTCCCTCCTGACCGCCTCATAGACGTTCACGTTCGCCTCACCATGCTTTGCCGTCCATTCCGACAACGTCATGTCCGATGCGTCCTCTTCCATTTCGATCATCCAATCGCTCACTTTGCCCATACCAATCACTCCTTTTTACATAGACATTGAACCAACAGTCTGAGCAAAGGTGGAGGTCATCCACCTTCGCGTCAGCCCTACTGTCACATCTGTGACAAAACGAAATTCCTGGGATCATAGAACCTGCTCCACTGCCCCGACATAAATCTTATCAGCACGTTTAAAATCACAAACACCCTCCGCCTCGTGCGTTGGTGGATAACTCATAGCTACCTGCCCCAAGGCACACGCATCCCAGATCACAAACAGCATATCGTCCTTAATCCACCACTTCGCAGCGGTATCTATTTCACGACAGTAGCCATCCTCATCCAAGGGCCAGCCGTCTATATTCTTAGGCTCCCAGAAACTCATTACGCTGTACTCCGCTTCAATAATTTTAGCCATCACTGCACCTCTATCTCTAAACACTCAGGCTCAATGTCCTCATTGACAATCGAACCATCACACAACTCTCTTTCACAAGCCTCTTCCAAAGCTTCGGACTCGTTACCAGCCTCAACATGAAACTCTACATCATGCGAGACCCGCAACACTACGCGATACATCTTGCTCATAGCTCCGCCTCCTCAGTGAAATGCTCATCCAAAAACTCAACCAGATATTCAGGCAAGTAAGTGCGAGGACATACGTACCCAACCTGAGGTTCGCCCTCATAGATTGTCGCGTCTTGATCCTTGGTTCTTATGTCCATGATCATAAAGTTGTGACAGCCCCATGTATCGCACCACGTATCTAGGTTATCGAACTTGGCCTCAATCTCCGTGCGAACTAGGTCCGTGCCGTTCCAGCCGTCACCGTCCTCAAATCCCCACTTGTCAAAAGCCTCTTCCCACTTCCAATAAATCTTACGAACTGGCATCACTCGCCCCTTTCTTTAGCGCGAGGGTGTTGGATCATGTTCTGAAGATCAATCAAATCCTCCGCCACCTGCGTGAAGCTATATGTCCCCGTCTGTTGGATGATGGTGACCGTGCGCTCACGATCACCCCGCTTTTTGTGCTGTTCAAACATCTTGAACTCCGTGCCATACAACAGCACAGGCTGATCAAGCCTCTCGTCTAAAGAGTCATCGACCATAGTTAATTTCAATCCAATCATGCCACCTCTCCTAAAACTTCCATGTCATCAAGATTACAGGCATCAACCAAAGTATAGTCACCCGTCCACACGTCGCGCTTAAATATCTCAACCACTAGTCCGCCATGCGCGAACCCGATCCGATATTTGTAGTCAACATACCAATCCTTGCTGGTGTCTGACACCACACGACAGTCGCCCTCACGGGTCTTGTTCGCCGCAACAAAAGCCGCCGCAAACTCATCAGCCTCAAAGCGCGGGAACGTCCATGCTAGGGCCTTGGCCCTTTGTAAAAAGGTCGCCGCGCCCCGTGGGTATCCATCCCAATGCTTGAAGACACTGACTTCATCCCCACTTGCGGGGTCAACAAAAGTGTAAATCGCTTGCGTACTCATTATCCATTCTCCTTGCCATAAAGCTTTTCTGATTCTTCGGGGGTTAATTCAAAACGTCCGCACGGTGACTTGGTGCGGTCAGTGATCCACATACCTTCATGCTCAAAACCATGATCAATATCCACGGCCTCCCCCGTGCGGGGATCAGTTGTTTTAATAACTTTATTCACCACACACCTCCCACATTGCAAAGGCATCGGCCTCAGGCAGAAGGTTCAAGACCACGGCATCTTTAACATCAGACATGACAAACTCAATGTGACGCTCAGTGATCTTCTTTGTGTTTTTGAAAGATGCGATCCGAATAACCTCAGGATCGTCAGAGTGGGGGTTCTTAAATGCTACCTTGGATTTCATCGCACGTTTGAAGTCGCGGTACGAAAGCCACCTATTTACTTGCTCACCACACCATATCTCAAAGGTGGTGTCATGCTCCTCATCATCGTACAGCGACCACTTGGGCATATCGGTCTTGCACCTCGCCTCTAGGTCTCTCAGGACAGAGTAGTCACCTTCCCAACGGTCCGACCCACCGTGGCCCTGATTACTAACAACACCGACACGCTTTCCATTGAAATATACGGACGCTTCGTAGCAATGTGTCTCTTCAGAAGCAAATTCAGAGTGCTTGAAAGCCTTCAACTCTACGGTGTCACCGTTTTTAAACGTGAAATTAAACATCAAAATCTCCTGTTTTACTAGTAAATCCCATCTGATCTACTATCCATATACATAGAAGTAGTACAACTAAACACAAAAAACAAGCCCGTTCGTTACATATAGTGTTTTCTACGGGTAAAAGTTTTTTTATTTTTTTTTTCAAAATAGGTGTAACGAGTGTAACGAGTGTAACGAGTGTTGTTTTTATTGGGTTATTCCCGTTACACTTGGTTACACTCGTTACACTTCCATAGACGCGCGTTGCCTTTTATAATCCAGGTGTGTTACCCACAGAAAACACTATACAGGAGGGTGCTTTGAACAAGGGCGGTAGGCCAGCAGGGTTGACGAACAGACAGAGAGAGTTTGCTAAATACTACGTGGACGGGCGCCATACGAATGCAGGCTGCGCGAGGTTGGCAGGTTACTCTCATAATTCAGCGGCACAACACGCGGCCAAATTACTAGACGGCAAATCCTTTCCAGCGGTTGTAGAACTGATCAAAGAACTAAGAGACGAGAGACAACGTAAGTACGGCGTGACTCTTATTGGTCAGCTCAAAAGATTTGATGAGCTGTCTAGGGCGGCTGAAGAGGAGGGTCAATTCTCTGCCGCTATCAATGCAGAGAAGATACGATCCGCGCTTGGCGGTTTGACCATAGATAGAAGAGAGCAACAGCATATCCATCAGTTGGATAAGTTATCGCGTGATGAGATTGTTGCTAGGTTGGCTGACCTACGCAAACAGCACCCACAAGCCTTCGACAATATGAAAAGAGCTGACGATGCCAAAGACAGAGCAATCCCTGTGGAATTCGTTGAGGCAGAAGTTACCGAAAAAGACCCATTACCAGCGGATTGAAAACCGCACGGGGCAAGGGATGCCTGATGTCTATATGTGTATGGATGGCGTACCGATATGGGCTGAGTTAAAAATAATTAAAAACGATAGGGTTTCGGTGTCTATCTCTCAGATCGCTTGGCATACCGCCCATAAGCGCTGTGGAGGCGTTAGTTTTTTCTTGCTAACCCCACCCTCTAGGGGCGATGCAATTTTGTTTGACGGCGCTCTAGCGGCCCAGTTTCAAGACTCGCGGATCACGGCCCTGCGCCCTGCGGCCCTGTATATAGGTGAGCTGGCCGGTGTGCCCTGCGCCCTGCGCGCCCTGTCTATGGATATGTGGTCCTGCGGCCCTGCGTCCTGCGCCCCTGCTGATATGATCGAGGCGCAAAAAGAAAACCCAGGGACATAGTCCCTGGGCCTCTTCGGAGAATTCTATTGTTCTGGCGGCTGAAAAACTATCTCAGCCGCTTGGTCTATCTGTTTTGCTTGTTCTGGATCTATGTCGCGCGCGTTTAAATATGCCGCTTCGACAATGTCCTGGATAATTTCTTGCGCTTGTTCTTTTGTCATTTCTTTACCCCCTAATGTTGCGGTATAAAAATTGATTTTGCTTTGATATCTGAACCGCTACACAATTTGCAGGTGTCGCAAGTAACGCGCCGGCCGGCCTCTTTACTAGCAGGACATAAAACCTCTAAGCCTTTAACCATATCATCTACGCTATTACCGACTCTAAATGTCCGTTGCCCTTTATCCCAATAAACCCTTGCTTCTTTTTCGCTGTCTGCACTTATCATGTACAGACTAGGGTCTACTTTTACCCCCTCTAAATCTGATTGGTGACTATACGCTGTATGACCTATAGCGTCAGAAATAAGACTGTCCCAAATATATCTAGGGACTGCGGCCCCGTCCCCATATGTGCCAATTCTAACCATGCGATCGGCTCCTAGTAGGGCAATAGCGGCATGGCCTTCTATTATTGGATACCCGTTTTTTTGTAGATGTTTCCAGACTAATAAGGGGCCGTGAAATAGTTTTACATAACACTTTCGACCCTTGGCATGTTTTCCAGGCGCGTCTATTGATACTGCTTCGCCTCTATACTTACAATTTCCACATATAGAAAAATCATGCCCTAGTTTGTTATTCATCATAGGGTCTAGACCATTGTCTGAAAGAATATAAGTCTGGACCATATTCCCGGTTTTTGTGTTGCTACTCTTAACAATAGCGACCACGACAATAGGCAACTCGTCTATTAATGACGGCCCCCTATAAATGATTGCGCTTTCTGCTTTATTCATTTTCAAAATTCTCCGATTGGTTAACGTCTAATTATTATACACAAAACTACACAATAAATAAAACAAAAACTAACGCGCTGCGGCCCTGCATCCTGCGGCCTCGCGCCTATTATATATCAACCAGGTCCGGCGCCCTGCGGCCCTGCGGCCTCGCGTGTATTATATATAAAAAAAGACCCCGCTATCGAGCTCGATAGGCGGGGCCAGTTAGGAAGGAACATATGCATAAGCACAAAAAAGCCTACTTTGTTTTCTTAGGTCTACGCAAGCGCCAAGTGCCATTCGGATCAATCATCCAAATTCTCACTTTATTGTCTGTTAACGCTTGTGACTGAATTTTTAAACCATGCACGTAGGCGTAAGTTTTAAGCGATCTAGCGTCTTCTTTTTCTATCACTACGCTTTGACCTTTTGTCATTTCCCATAGAAAACCCCATTTGCCTTTGCCGGGAAGAGGTACGTGATCTTCAATCACGTACTCTTTCTCCTTTCCGGTTTTTCTGTTGATACTTTTAACAACTTTCATTTTATCTAACACTCTCTATTCTCCTTTTATTAACAGCTCTACCAATATCCACGACCCGCCTATGAAGCAGGCAACGCAACCGAATAGCACAATTCCTGAACCGGCGAACCCGTCGATGTATGTGCTAACGCCTACTAGTAGGCTCATGGTCGTAATAAACAACGCGATCATTTTATCTACCATTCTATTCTCCTGTGGTTGTGGGGGGCATTGCCCCCCGTTGGTTTATTGGATAGCGCGGATGGCATCTTCTACATGGTCTGAGCCATAAAGAGGATCACCAGCCCATGACTCATCAAATGCCATTTCTAACGCTTGAGCTGGGGTGTTCTCTGCTTCAAAATAATCCGCCCACATAGCATCAGGCATGTCATGAATTCCGACACCTATTGATTTGATTAAAAGAGAATTACACTCTTTAACCCATGAATTGAATTTTTTATCATCACTTATCATCTTCTATTCTCCTGTGGTTGTGGGGGGCATTGCCCCCCATTGGTTTAAACTGTAGTGACTCTGTAGTGGGCGCTTTTTGTTCCCTTGTTTTCTTCATAGAAAACCTCAGCTTTATCTTCACCAATCGCTTCTTTCAGCGCTTCAAATAAAACAGTAGCGGTAGGCATGGTAGATGACTCTTCAAAATATTTGATATCAAAAGCAGGGTCACCCTTGCCTGATTCATATTCTTCGATGAGCTGTGTTCTTAACTCAGTCATTCTTTCTTTAATAAGCTTCTCGGCCTGCTTGATTTTTGCCCAACGAATAATCTTGTTGTCTTTGCTAGTTAGTTGGGCGTCGATTGTATCAAGCATTTTCTCATATCTTTTGTTAGGCATCTCAAATTCTCCGTTTAAAAACTACTTACCGTTATTGGTACATATACCAATACACGGGTTTTACACAAAAGAAAACCCCAAAAACACAATCAAACACAATTAACATACTCAAAATGAGTATTGGTCTGGGGTTACTTGGGTCGATTGCCCGTGGCAATTGCCAGATCCGATAGGGGGGGCATCTAGATTTTGGGGTGGTGTAGCGCGTACATGTCATGTCATGTTGGGTTGATAAATTCATTGGCGTATAATATCGTTCGGCCATGAACCAGGTCCTAGATGCGATACCCGAGGATGATCTTCGTGAGATGCTGTTACTAGAGCAGCAGTTGAGCCTCCTTGAGACGAGGGAGAAGGCCCAAGAAGATTTCATGCAGTACGTACAGCACGTGTATGACGGGTTTATTGTTGGGCGGCACCATCGGATTATTGCAGAAAAGTTAGAGCGCATAGCTTCTGGCGACTTGAAGCGGTTGATTGTGAACATGCCGCCTCGTCACAGTAAGTCTGAGTTTGCTTCGTACTTGATGCCTTCGTGGTTCTTGGGCCGCAATCCTAAGTTAAAGATCATTCAGGCCACGATGAACACTGAGCTTGCTGTGAGGTTTGGCCGTAAGGTCAGGGATTTGATTGCGGATCCTATATACAGGGAGATTTTTCCAGACACGGACTTGAAACAGGACAGTCAGGCTGCTGGTCGATGGGAGACGAGTGTAGGCGGGGAGTATTTTGCGGCTGGTGTTGGAGCTGCGATGACTGGTCGTGGTGGTGATTTGGTAATTATTGACGATCCGCACTCGGAACAAGATGCTTTATCCTCGACTGCTTATGACAGAACCTATGAGTGGTACACTTCGGGTCCGAGACAGCGTCTTCAGCCTGGTGGTTCGATCATAATTGTGCAGACCAGGTGGTCGAAGAAGGACTTGACTGGCCGTTTGTTGCAGGCGCAGGCCCTAGATTTGATGGCAGATCAGTGGGAGGTAGTAGAATTTCCTGCAATTATGCCGTCTGACGAGCCTTTGTGGCCTGAGTTTTGGAAAAAAGAAGAATTATTGAAGGTTAAGGCGTCACTTTCGCTAGGAAAGTGGAACGCGCAGTGGCAGCAGAACCCGGTTTCGGAGGAAACTGCTCTGATTAAGCGCGAATGGTGGAACGAGTGGGAAGAAGAGGAGGTTCCGGCGCTTCAATATGTGATTCAGTCTTATGATACGGCGTATAGTAAGAAGGAAACGGCTGATTACTCTGCTATTACGACGTGGGGCGTGTTTGAGCCGCATGGAAATGGGGACCAGCACCTGATTTTGATGGATGCAAAGAAGGGTCGGTGGAGTTTTCCTGAATTGAAGCAGATTGCTGTGGAGGAGAACGACTATTGGGAGCCTGACATGATGTTGATTGAGGCGAAGGGTTCTGGAACTCCGTTGGCTGATGAGATGAGACTACAAAATTTGCCTGTTACTACCTATTCGCCTGGTCGCCGGAAGGGTGGGGGTGGAATTGACAAGACTACTCGCATGCATATGGCTTCGCCCATATTTGAATCGGGCAAAGTGTGGTATCCTAAGGGTAGAAAGTTTGCAGAAGAAGTGATCGAGGAGGTTGCTTCTTTTCCCAATGGCGATCATGATGACTTTTGTGATAGCATGACGATGGCACTGATGCGTTTTAGGCAGGGCGGGTTTATTAGCCTACAGGGCGAGGAACTTGAGGACTGGCTTCCTGCCAAGCGGAGGGAGTATTACTGATGGCTGACAAAAAGGACCGTGGTCCTACAACCGATGGCAGGACTGATCGGCAAATTCGTACCATTGCCATGACTGATCAGGTATCGAAGCTGACGGACAAGCAGTATGATCGGTATGTAAACGTGATTTATCCTGAAATTTATGGTAAACCTTACGGCAAACGCGCCGGCGGCATGGTCAAAGGTTTTAGTCCCATCGCCCGTCCACAGAGATTTAAGGGAGTATTCTGATGAGTGACGAGAAGAAAAAAAAGAAAAAAATTATTCGGGCGAGTGATGCTTCGGCTATTAAAAGATTTGCAAAAAAGAATTTTGGAACTGAGTTCTTAGCGGACAAGACAGATAAAGAGTTACAAGCAATTCTTGATACGCCTGATAGCGTTTTTGGCACATTTAAACGTCAGGGGAACGTGGGAGGTGAGAGAGCAAGGCGCAAAGCTCTTACAGATAAAGCGTACCCAGACGCAGTTTTGAGAGATTTTTCCGAGGTTGGAGGAAAATATGGCAAAAAGGTGGGTCGTGCAGCTAGAGATGCCCGTGCTGGTGTGGATGCTATGGTTGAAAAAATAAGAAAAAGTAAAAAGAAAAAAAATGGCGTGGTTATGAAAGCCCGTGGCGGCACATTTAAAGGAACTTTTTAATGGCACTACCTCCAAGAATGGTTGAACCCGCGATGGGCGCAGGCGGTCCATCTGAAGCAATGCCTGAAGAATTGCAGATTGAGTTACCAGCCGAGGACCAACTTCCTGAGGGCATAGAAATTGCCGGCATGGAGGAGGTTGTTGAGGTTGCTGCTGAGATGTATAACCACAATGCAAACTTGGCAGAGATCCTAGATGATTCCGTTCTTGGTGCTTTGTCCTCGGATCTTCGGGATAAAGTTGAAAATGACAAGCAGTCTCGTGAGGACTGGGAAGAGGCCATATCCAGAGGTTTGCGTTTGTTGGGGGTAAACTACGAGGAGCGGAACGACCCGTTCTTGGGCGCGAGTGGTGTTCATCATCCGTTATTGAGTGAGGCCGTTACTCAGTTTCAGGCGCAGGCCTACAAGGAAATGTTGCCGGCGGGTGGACCTGTAAAGACACAGATTGTTGGCGCGCCAACTCAGGTTACTGAGGATCAGGCGCAGCGCGTAGAAGACTTCATGAACTATCAGATCACTGAAGTTATGGAGGAGTATGATCCTGATACGGATCAGATGTTATTTTATTTACCGCTGACTGGGTCCACGTTCAAGAAAGTTTACTTTGACCCGGCGAGGCAACGGGCGGTGTCCAAGTTTGTGCCGGCAGAGGATTTGATTGTTCCGTATTCTGCTAGTGACTTGAACACATCGGAGCGGGTAACTCACGTTGTTCGCATGACTGAGAACGAGCTACGCAAGATGCAGGTCTCTGGGGTGTACAAGGATGTGGACTTGCAGGGCGAGGAAGAAGAAGATCCAGGCCCGATCCGGCAGACGGGTAACGAATTGCAGGGTGTTCGTCCTACTTACGGGGATGATGTATACACATTGCTGGAGATCCATACTGAACTAGACCTAGAGGGTTTTGAGGACATGAATGATATGGGGGAGCCTACGGGCGTGAAGATCCCATACATTGTTACTCTTGACGAGGCCTCAGGCAGAGTTTTGTCCATAGTTCGCAACTATCGCGAGGAAGATCCACTTCTTCGCAAGCGCCAGTATTTTGTACATTACAAGTTTTTGCCCGGTTTTGGGTTCTACGGCTTTGGTTTGTTACACACGATAGGGGGGTTATCTCGTGCCGCGACTTCGATTCTTAGACAACTCATCGATGCCGGGACTCTTTCAAATCTGCCAGCAGGTTTTAAGGCTCGTGGTGTTCGCATTCGTAACGATGATGAACCGCTTGCTCCTGGCGAGTTTCGTGATATTGATGCTCCCGGTGGTGATCTTCGCAACGCTCTTATGCCCCTCCCGTATAAAGAACCTTCTGGCACACTTGCTCAGTTACTGGGGGTTATTGTTGATTCCGGCAGAAGATTTGCACAAGTTGCGGACGCCAAGGTCGCAGATGTCAGTTCTCAAGCGCCAGTGGGCACAACGGTTGCCCTGATTGAACAAGGCTCGAAAATTATTTCCAGCATTCACAAACGTCTGCACTATGGGCAAAAGCAGGAGTTCCGTTTGCTTTCGGAGATATTTGCAAACAACCCGATCCCGTATCCATACTATGTAGGTCAGAACATACCGGCTGAAGTTATGGCGCAGGATTTTGACGGTCGTGTGGACATCATTCCTGTTTCGGACCCCTCGATCTTTTCCATGTCACAGCGTTTGTCTTTGGCGCAAACACAGTTGCAGTTGGCACAGGCCGCACCGCAGATGCACAATCTGTACGAGGCCTATCGCAGAATGTATGACGCACTGGATGTTAAGGACATTGGTGCAATTCTTCCTCCGCCACAGCCCCCACAAGCTGTGGACCCTGCTACGGAAAACTCTAATGCTGTTAAGGGAATTCCAATGCAGGCATTTCCGCAGCAGGATCACGAGTCACACATCATGGCCCATGCGATGTTCCTGACTTCTCCTGTTGCGGGTGCAAATCCGCAAGGCTTTTTGCTGTTACAAGCTCACGTTCAAGAGCACGTGTCGTTCTTGGCGCGCGATCAGGTGGCGGCGTTCTTCCAGAATGCACAGGAGGAGGCACAAAATGCAGGACAGCCTGTTCCGTTTGTTGATCCATCAATTATCGAGTCCGCAGTTGCACAGCAGGTTGGCGAGATTATGAAAGAGATCATGCCTTTGATTCAGCCGGCACAACAGCCTGACCCACTTGTTGCGATACGCCAGCAGGAGCTTCAAAACGATACGGCTGAAATTCAACGCAAGATTCAAAACGATCAGATGGACTTCCAGATTGATCAGGCCAAGATGCAACAGGCATTCCAGCTTGCACAACAGCGTATGCAGGCACAACAGCAGATTGCTGAAGACAGAGCGGATGTAAATATCTACCGCATTAACACACAAGCAGCGTTGTCGAGGAATAAATGATACAGGCTTTGATTGGACCCATCAGTGGACTTGTTGGTTCATGGATGGACAAGAAGACAGAGGAGCAACGCGGCAAGTCTGCTGTTGCTAAAGCCAAGGCGGAGGCCGAGGCGCAAGTGATGGTGTCTGCGGCAACGTCAACTGCTGACTGGGAACGCTTGATGGCGGAGGGTAGCAAGAACTCGTGGAAAGACGAATGGCTTACAATTTTGTTTTCAATCCCATTAATTTTAGCCTTCTGTGGTGACTGGGGCAGGACTATTGTTTCAGAAGGTTTTGCTGCTTTGGAAGCTATGCCTGACTACTACCAATACACATTGGGAGTAATTGTGAGTGCCAGCTTTGCTGTCAGATCAGCGACTAAATTTTTTGGTAAGAAGTAGAGGGATGCATGGCCGAAGTGACGATGGAAAGATTCCTGAGGTGGAAGATACTTCCCCGCTTCATGATGATTATGATGTCAATATCGGCTTGGCGGGTAGTGGAGTGGTTTATGATATTGCCCGACCCTACACCAGCGCAGGCTGGACTTGTAAGCGTTGTGACAGGCGCTATGACAGGTGCATTTGCGGTATGGCTAGGTCATGAGAAGGAAAAGTAGATGCCACTAAATAAAAAAGGCAAGAAGATCATGAGTGCCATGAAAGACCAGTATGGCAAGGATCGGGGCGAAGAAGTATTCTACGCCACAATGAATAAAGGCAAAATCAAAGGCGTGGAGAAAGCGGCTATGGGCAAGGCAGTTAAGCCTCGTATTGGACAGTTTGCCAAAGACATTGGTGTTGAGTACAACCAAGCAAAAGGGTTGATTGAAGAGGGCCGGCGCAGAATGGATGGCGGATCTCAGGTCATAGCTGAAACTTTAAACAAGATAAAGCCTGATGAAGATAAGACCATGAGATCTACCGAAGAAGTTAGAGGCACCGGCGCAGCTATGCGTGGAACTAAATTTTCAGGAGTTTACTAATGCCACCACCAGGTAAAAAGACAGGTAGAAGCTCAATAGCTGAGATGAAAGAACGCCAACGAGAAGTGGTGTCTGGGCCTACTGGTGGTTCAGGTTCTGTTGCTAATACTGGTGGCAAAGACTTCGGTGCAGGGGGCGAGGACAGACCACCACCATCCAGTATCATGGGCACCGGATCTATTACTCAGACCCAAGAGTACAGAAACTTTCTAAAGGACACAGGCAGAAACGAGCGCAATCCTTACGGAATCGAAGCCAAGGGCATATTTGGCGCGCTTGCTAGGAGATTCCCTGGACTTGTAACTTATGATGAAGATCCAAGACAGGTTGCTATCAAAAACAGACTGGCCTTTGACAGATACAAAAATCCTTTCGCTGAAAGAAGCATATTAGGACAGGAAACGGGTGCTGACATGGGAGCCGGCATACCTCGCATGGGTGTGCAACCTGGGGATCGGGTTCAAACTCCAGATGGAAGAGTGGTCATCGCACAAGCAAAACCCTTGTCTGGGATAGCTGGTGCGGCTGCCGCTATCCCATATCTTGGTGGAATTATTAATTTCTTGGCGCCAAAACCAGCAGAGATTCCAGGCTTTGAGGCAGACAATCCGATGGATACCGGAGCGAATCTTGGTGAGGACAAACAAGGTATGTTGAATGACATGATTGATTTGTTTAAGATTTCACTTTCCCCACAGAGTACACAGACAGATCAGCAAGCGTCTTCACAACAGACACAAGAGGTATCCCCATTACAAAACGTAGAGCCTGTTCGTACTACAGTGTCTGAAAATATGAATGAGGGAGCCGTTTTTCCCATTTCTCAAGAAGCTACTAATTCGGCTTTCATGGAGGCTTTCAAACCTTTTGATACAACAGATGCGAGGGAAATGCAGGCTAGAATAAATGAGAATAGATAATGGACGTTTACAACTTCATAACGCAATACCAAAAGAACTTGCAAAGAAGAATAGAGGACATTAGTGTCGCTCTATCGAGTGGTAGTGCTTCTGATTGGGAGGACTACAAAGCAAGAGTCGGTGAAATACAGGGTGTCACCTATGCTCTTGATGAACTAAAGGCCCTGCTTAAAAAGGCAAACTATGTCGAAGACACTGATAGTACCTGACTACGTTCTGGCTCAACGCCAAGCGAAAGAAAAAGCCGAAAAAGAGGCTAAACAAAAAACCTTAAAAGAAAGAGTGCCGCAGCCCACAGGATGGAGAGTCCTTGTCATGCCCTACATGGGGCGGGACAAAACGGAAGGCGGCGTCTATGTCCCAGATAAAGCTAGAGATCGTGAGAGCAAGGCAACAGTTGTTGCCTATGTCTTAAAGCTTGGGCCACTTGCTTACAAAGACTTGGATAAGTTTGGTGAGCACGGGCCTTGGTGCAAGGAAGGCGATTGGGTTTGCATCGGAAGATATGCCGGCTCTCGATTCCAGATCGAAGGCGGCGAAGTTCGTATAATCAATGACGATGAGGTGATTGCCACCATCGTTGATCCTGACGATATAAAGACCTATGGAGCCTGACATGCAAAACGAGCTTGCAGAAAAAGAAGAAGAGCAGGGACAAGAAGTAGAAGTTGTCACTGAAGAAGAGAAGCAGGAAGAAAATGTTTCACGTGAAACATCTGCGGAGGATGAAGACCAAGAAGTAGAGGCTTCCGCGAGTGATGACGGTGAGTTAGAGGATTATTCTAAGTCTGTCCAGAAGCGCATCAACAAGATAACCAAGCAGTATAGAGAAGAGGAATCCGCTAGAAAGTCAGCGGTTGACTATGCAGAGGCTATCAAGAAACAGAATGATGAACTAAAGGCCAGACTAGAAAAGCTTGATCAGTCCTATGTTGGTGAGTTCGGAAGTCGCATCGAGTCCGAAGTATCCACGGCAAAGGAAGAGTACCGCAAGGCATACGAGGATGGAGATCCTGATGCCATGTTTGAGGCTCAACAGAAGATCAGCCGTCTGGCTTTGGAACAAGCCAATTACAATCAGGCAAAGCAGCGTCAGGCAGAGCAGGCAGAGCGATCTGCCGCTGAACCTCAACAGACAACAGCGCAACAAGCACCTGCACAAAAACAAGCACCAGACCCTAAAGCTGAAGCTTGGGCAGGGAAAAACGAGTGGTTTGGCACGGATCAGACTATGACTTACGCTGCTTTTGGAATTCACAAACAACTAATCGAAGATGAGGGGTTTGACCCAACATCTGATGAGTACTATAGTGAGTTGGATAGAAGAGTTCGCACTGAGTTCCCTCAGAAGTTTAAGGGAGCAAAAAAGGACTCTGGACCCAGAGTCGCTTCTGCTGAGTCCACGGCTTCAAAGTCGTCATCAAAGGGGCGCAGAACGGTCAAGTTGACACCTTCGCAAATCGCTATTGCGAAACGTCTGAATGTTCCGCTTGAAGAATATGCGAAATATGTTAAGGAGTAAGACATGACTGGATCTACAAGAACGCCACGCGAAGCGACATCTCGCGCAAAGACCCAAAGGCGCAAGCCTTGGGCACCTCCATCTAAACTGGAGGCACCGGAAGCACCGGCGGGTTACAAGCATCGTTGGATTCGCACTGCAATACGCGGTGAAGATGACAAGATGAATGTGAACGCTAAGTTCCGAGAAGGATGGGAGCCTGTACGGGCTGACGAGTATCCTGAGTTGGCAGATCAATACCCAACGATAGATGAGGGTCAGCATGCAGGTGTAATCGGAGTGGGCGGTCTTATGCTTGCTCGGATCCCAGAGGAGACGGTCCAAGAGAGAACTGAATACTACCGGGAGCAGACCCGCAATCAAATGGACGCCGTTGACCAAAACCTGATGAGGGAACAACACCCCTCAATGCCTATCCATATGGATAGAAAAAGTCGTGTGTCATTTGGTGGTAAGGACAAAGAATAACCTTACCCCGCATTTTGATAGGAGTAAGCAATGGCAAATACTAATGTTGCCTTCGGCCTCAAGCCGATTAATATGCCTGGTGGCTCTCCAGCTACCCAGGGTACTAATGCATACTTTATCGACAGCGGCGCAAGCGCGATCTTTCAGGGTTCAATGGTGAAAGCAGATAACGGTGGAGAAATCGTAATCTGCTCTGCAACCGGAGACACTGAAGCTCCCGTAGGCGTTTTTGCTGGCTGTGAGTATGTATCTTCAACCACTGGTAAGAAAGTGTTCTCAAATACTTGGCCTGGGTCAGGGGCAGACACAAACTTCGACATCGTCGGGTTTGTGCATGATAACCCGCTTCAGCGTTTTATTATTTGTACGGATGCCACGTTTACCAACCGAGCAACTGCAATTGCGGCTATCTTTGAGAACTCTCAGTTCAACAGTGGCGCAAGCGGTAGCACAACCAATGGTATTTCCAGCGCAAAGCTAGATGTTGCGACTCTGGATTCATCAAACGCCTCTCTTCCCTTGAAGATTGTGGGTATTCATGATGATCCTGAGAACGAGGACTTTGCCGCCGCTGGTATCCCAATGATTGTGATGCTTAACAACCATGCACTGCTTCAGTCTGACTCTGAAGCGGCAATCAGCTAGGGAGGGTAGATTATGGCTATTTCTCGCGGACAACTCGCCAAAGAACTAGAGCCTGGTCTCAACGCTCTCTTTGGTATGGAATACACCCGTTACGAAGGTCAGCATGCTGAAATCTTCGATACCGAGTCATCTGATCGGGCATTCGAGGAGGAGGTCATGTTGTCTGGCTTTGGAGCTGCACCTGTTAAGCAGGAAGGTTCTGGTGTCAGCTTCGATGACGCAAACGAGGCTTATACTGCAAGGTATAACCATGAGACAGTTGCAATGGCATTTTCAATCACAGAAGAAGCGATTGAAGATAACTTGTATGACCGCCTTGGCGCGCGTTATACACGCGCCCTTGCTCGTTCAATGGCTCACACCAAGCAGGTTAAAGCTGCTGCCATCCTAAACAACGCATTCTCTGCTGGCGCAAATGCTGGTGGTGACGGTGTTGCTCTGTGTGACGCATCTCACCCGCTGACTTCTGGTGGTACGTTTAACAACGAGCCTGCAACAGCCGCTGACTTAAACGAGACATCTCTTGAAGATGCTCTGATCAGCATTGCTGGCTTTGTTGATGAGCGTGGTCTCATTGTCGCTCTTCGTGGTATGAAGCTGATTGTTCCACGTCAACTGCAATTCGTTGCAGAGCGTCTGCTCGTATCCAACCTGCGTGTTGGTACAGCCGACAACGACGTGAATGCGATTAAGTCTATGGGCATGCTTCCTGACGGTTATGTAGTCAATGACTTCTTGACTGATACGGACGCATTTTTCCTGAAGACTGATGCTCCAAACGGCTTCAAGCATTTTGAGCGTCTGCCTATGTCAACCAACATGGACCCAGATTTTGATACTGGTAACATGCGGTTCAAGGCTCGTGAGCGTTACAGCTTTGGCTTCTCAGATCCACGTTGCGTGTTTGGTTCTCCAGGCGCATAAAAATACCTCCTCCAAAGGGGTTAAAGGGCGGCTTCACAGCCGCCCTTTTTTGTTATATAGTTTTTTTATCCCTGACAGACTCATCGTGAGTCTGACACTAGCCAAGACAGGAGATCTACATGGCTAATACTACTTTTTCGGGACCAGTCCGTTCTGAGGGCGGGTTCAATGTAATAAACAAAGATGGCACCAGCGGAACAGTTACAGAAACAGGTTTCTCTGTAAATTCAACTGGTCAGCTAATTTCTCTTGGAACTCGTAAGATTCAGACATTTGCAGTTAGTCTAGCTGATACAAACGCGGCAGGTACTACATATGCAGACAATGATGTTCTTGTGGAGATAGGTGAACTGAATACAGATCACCCTGATGCCTTGGTAACAGCGAGTAAGTTTTTCATTCACAAAGTGGTTCTTGGAATTACAACTGCTGCTGCAAGTGACGCCAACTCTTTGGCTAACCTACAGTTGAGTGCGACATCTGGAACAGCTACTAACACTGCTATTTCCTCAGGCACAGAGATTGTCGGTGCAGGAGTCACTTCGTTCAACCCGCGCATTTCTGCAACAGATTCAGTCACTGAAGTTGACATTGACCTTGATGCCACTGCCGGGACATTCCATGTGTTTGAGCCAAATATCAATGCAGCAATTGCAAGCAAGCATTTGTACATGGGTGCCGGTTCTACTTGTGACACAGCTTTGACAGCATTCCGTGCTACCCTCGAAATAGAATACTCCGTATACTAAGAGGAGATTAACATGGCAGATGCTGTGACATCACAAACGCTTGTTGATAATCCAAAAACAGCGGTCTTAAAGTTTACCAACATATCGGATGGTACTGGAGAGAGCGCAGTCAAGAAGGTGGATGTATCTGCGTTAGCAGCAAACATAGACGGAAGCACTTGCACAAGAGCCACTATTGAGAAGATTTGGTGGCAGTGTAACGGCATGAAAGTCAAGATACTGTTTGACGCCTCGACGGATGATTTTTGTATCGAGTTAGGTGAGAATCAGAGTGGTCATCACGATTACACCAGTTTTGGTGGGTTAACAAACCCAGCCAGTTCTGGTGTTACGGGTGACATTATGTTTACGACGGTGGGTCATTCCTCCGCCGACAGCTACACTGTGATTATGCAAGTTCAAAAGAGCTACTAATTATGGCTCGTAAACGCGCAAAGATGCCACCGCGCAATAAAAAGAATTTCCGTCCCACTAAAGCTGGGGCGGGAATGACTGAGGCTGGTGTAAAGGCTTATCGTAGAGCTAATCCTGGTTCAAAGTTAAAGACAGCGGTTACAGGTAAAGTTAAAAAAGGAAGTGCAGCGGCAAAGCGTAGGAAATCTTTCTGCGCTCGTAGTGCTGGACAAATGAAAAAGTTCCCGAAGGCTGCTAAGAATCCTAATAGTCGCCTTCGTCAAGCTCGGCGGAGATGGAAATGTTAAATGTAATGCTGACCGCCATGCTTGGTTTTTTAGCTTGGATAGCAATATCTGTCGTTGACTTAAAGACAGACACAGCGGTTATTTCTGTCAAAGTTAACGAGAATAATAAGATGCTTACCACTTTGTGGGAAGAATATATCAGGAGAGTGGACGATGGCAATCTCGCGCGGGTCTATGACGAAACAAATATCAAATCCGCCTCAAAAGAAAAAGTGGAGCAAGTCTCGCAAATCAAAAGTAAACTGCAAGCGCCCTCGTGGTTTTAGTGAAAGGGCACATTGTGCCGCTAAAAGAAAGAAAAAAAGTTAGGAGTTTTTAGTATGGCTCTAAAAAAACAAGACAAGAAACGAGTTAAAAAAGTTGTAACTGGTTTGAAAAAAGCTAGTCGATTACATGCTAAACAAGCCAGAACATTAAAGAGTGTGATTAATGGCAAAAAGAAAAGAACCTAAAGTTGGCACAGGAAAGAAACCAAAAGGTTCAGGTAGAAGACTCTATACTGACGAAAATCCGAAAGACACTGTTAGAATTAAATTTGCTACTCCATCGGACGCTAGAGCAACGGTGGCAAAAGTTAAAAAAATTAAAAAGCCTTTTGCAAGAAAGATTCAAATCCTAACTGTGGGTGAGCAAAGAGCAAAGGTTATGGGTAAAACAGAAGTGGTAAGAATTTTCCGCCAGGGTAAAGAAAGTCTAAGGAGGGGTAGAAAGGATGCCTAAAGATGCATGCTATCACAAGGTTAAAGCGAGATATCGCGTTTTCCCGTCGGCGTACGCAAGCGGTGCCATTGCAAAATGTAGAAAAGTTGGAGCTGCCAACTACGGAACAGGAGGCAAAAAAAAGAAAAGAAAGAAAAAAGCACACGGTGGAATCCACGTACAAAGACCAAAGCGCGCATTTAACGGAAAAGCAGTGAAAGGAACTGCTGTTGCGAGAGGATGTGGAGCAATCCTGCCTGAAAAGAGAAAACGAACAAAAGGTGTAGTCACACAATCTTGATACATGTTTTTTTGCTTATGGTTTATTTGGGGACTGAAGAGAATAGGAAGTTAATTAGTGGAGATATGTATTTTAGATCCATCAAGGAGTGTAACTTTTATGCCTCTGAGGTTTCAAAAAGATACGGAAACTACGGGTTTTCCGAATACATGGACTCGAAAGACCGTGTGACAGCTTACTGTGTGCCTAAATATGTTGAAGAAGGAAGCGTAGAGATTTACTGATGGATCCGGTCACCGTCATGGCTACAGCCACTGCTGCATTCAATGCTGTTAAAAAAGGCATGCAGATAGGTCGTGACATAGAAAGCATGGCATCTGATCTTGGCAGATGGATGGGCGCACTCAGCGACCTGGACATGCTAGAAAAAGAAGCCAAGAACCCCCCAATATTCAAGAAGTTGTTTGCTGGAAAATCGGTTGAACAGGAAGCTATGGAGACGTTCGCTGCCAAGCGAAACGCGGAACAGCAACGAACCGACTTAAAAAATTTCATAGGTATGATGTATGGCAAGTCCAAGTGGGACGAGCTTATTGCTATGGAAGGCAAGATCAGAAAACAGCGGCAAGAAACTTTGTATCTTCAGAGGCAACGCCGACGTAAGTTTGTAGAGATTGTTGCTTGGATTGTTATGAGTATTGTTGGTGTATGTCTGTTAGTTGGTTTTGTGGTTTTCTTAAAGGGCACAATTGCAAAAGCTGTAGCTGCTCCTGAGTACGTAATGTGCAGGCTCAAAGGTTGTGACATAATAGACGATCAGAGAGTTTGTATATATCATGGACCTAACAATACTGTTGACAGTGTGTGGTTGGACCCTATCGAATACTTCCCAAAAGAAATACAGTGTAAGTATGAACCCAACGAAAAGAAGCCACCTACTGTCCGTGAGACGTTAGATGCGATCAGGAAGTCAAGGGAATAGACAATGGCTGTACGCAAGACGAAAGAGGGCCTCGCTCTTAAAAGATGGTTTAAGGAAAAGTGGACGGATCAGCGCACGGGCAAACCGTGTGGCCGTCGCAAAGGTGAAAAACGGGGTACTCCATATTGTCGCCCCTCTAAAAGAGTTTCCAGTAAGACACCTAAAACTGGTAGCGAAATGACAGCGGCAGAAAAGCGTAGTAGGATCGCGCAGAAGAAACGAATTGGTCAACCAGCCGGAAAGCCTCGGCGTGTGAAAGCACTTAGGCGAAAGAGGAAGAAGAAATGAGTAGAAAAGATGTAACAGGAGACGGCGTTTATACTCAAAAAGATCTACTTGTGGAGCGTGGTGTTCTCAAGAAGAGAGGGGATAAAGTTGTGAAAGCTGTAGATGGGAAGTATGTGTGTCCTCGAAAAGAGATGGCAGGAGCTTTATCCATGCCAAAAATGAACAGGCGCGGTAAGTGAAGAACCTGGTTAAAAAGTGGGTGGATACTGACCTTAGTGTAGTAGATCCACAGGTCGGCTTTGCTCCTTGTCCTTTTGCTAAGAAAGCTTTGAAGGATGACAAACTAAAACTAGTTAGATGTAATGGTAATCTTTGGGAAAAGGTTGCTAAAGAATGTAGAGATTTTGAGTCTAAACACTCAGTAATAATCTGTTTTGAGGATGATCCAGAAGAGTCCTATGATCAGATTGAAGTAGCATGCATGGCGTTAAATGAATGGTTTTCATTAAACAAAATGGATGTTTGGGTTCTGGCTTTTCAAACAGACTTCACTATGGTCTTTGTTCAAAGGTTGTCAGAACTTGATGATGCTAGTCAAGTCCTAGAAAAAATGGGATACTATGACAGCTACGACAGAGAAGACTATTTAAAGTTAATAGTAGAGCGGCGAAAAAGGAGACTTGAAAATGCCCGGAGCTAAAAAACAGGCTATGAAGCGCAGAGGCGGTGGTATGGCTAAAAAACAGGCTATGAAGCGCAGAGGCGGTGGTATGGCTAAAAAAGCAGCCCTTAGACGTAATGCTGGGGGTATGGCTAAAAAAGCAGCGTTAAAACGCAGAGGCGGTGGTATGGCTAAAAAAGCAGCTATGCCCAGGCGTATGCGTGGCGGCGGCATGAACAAAAAGAGAAGGTAAATGACAACTTCAGGTTCACGGGACTTTGATCTCGACGTAGCGGAAATTATTGAAGAAGCGTATGAGCGTTGTGGGCTTGAAGTCCGCACCGGATATGATGCACGTACGGCGAGGCGGTCCCTGAACCTAATGTTTGCTGATTGGGCAAACAGAGGTTTAAATCTTTGGACTGTCACACAGGCTACACAGGCTCTCACAGCGGGGACAGCAAGTTACAACTTCGATGCTACTCATACGGATCTGTTGGAAGTTGTTCTTCGCAGAAGTGGAACCGACTTTCAGTTAACGAGGATGTCTAGAAGTGAGTATTTAAACATACCTAACAAGACAACCCAGGGCAGGCCAAGTCAGTATTTCTACGATCGTCAGGTGATCCCACAAATAATACTATGGCCCACTCCAGAAAACTCAACAGATACTTTGGTGTACTACTATGTTAGACGGATTGAAGATGCTGACGCTTTGGTTAATACAACTAATGCACCGTTTAGGTTTTTACCCTGCATGGTCGCAGGGCTTGCGTACTATACTGCTCTCAAAAAAGCACCGGAACGAGTCCAACTTTTAAAAGTTGTATACGAGGAAGAGTTTCAAAGGGCGGCAGATGAGGACGAGGATCGAGTGGCTCTTAAACTACAGCCTAGTATTCAATACTTGAGGGTTAACTGATGGCTCGATTTGCTTCTGGGAAAGACGCTTATGGATACTCGGACAGGTCCGGGTTTCGTTATCGTTTAAATGATATGATAACAGAGTGGAACGGCTTAAAGGTAGGTCCAGATGAGTATGAGCCAAAACATCCTCAATTACATCCTCCTCGTTCGGGGGCTGATCCTCAGACATTACATGATCCTAGGCCCGACCAGAGGTCTGAAGTTTCAATAGTCAGGCTATTGATCTCTAATCCTTTTACTTCAGGTAGTTCTGGTTCTGCCGTTATAACCGTTATTGAACCCTCTCATGGACGTTCTTCTTCAGATACTGTAAGGTTTCGCAAAGTTGAAGCCTTTGACGGATTTACGGAGGCTGTGTTGGAGAAATCAGATGGTTACTCGATTACTGTTGTGGATGGAGACACATATACCTTTTCTGCGTCGTCGGGGACAGCAACCTCCGGTAGCACACGAGGCGGCGGTGAAAATGCGACTGTCGGACCTGTCACGCTGGAGAATTAAATGAGTTATACGCTTGCACAATTAAAAACAGCGATACAGGACTATACCGAAAATACGGAAACATCCTTTGTTACTAACCTGCCCACGTTTATCAAGAATGCAGAGCAGCGTATATTTAAGCTTGTTGATCTTGAGTTTTTTCGTAAAAACGCAACCAGTGCCTTAACAAGTTCGGATCCGTTTTTGTCAGTGCCCCCCGATTATTTAGCATCCTTTTCATTGTCGATAACAAACAGTAGCTCAAAAGAATTCTTACTACAGAAGGATGTAAACTTTATACAGGAGTATACTCCTAACCCTGCCACGACAGGTGTTCCAAAGTATTACGCTTACTTTGATGTTAGTAATTTTATAGTGGCTCCCACGCCAGACAGTAATTACACCTGTGAGTTACACTACTACTACAGACCAGCATCACTAACTGCTGGTGCGGATTCTGGCACGACCTGGTTAAGCACCAATGCTTCAGTTGCCTTACTTTACGGTTCATTGGTCGAGGCGTATACTTTTATGAAAGGTGAGCAAGACATGCTTTCCATGTATGAAAAACAGTTTACTGAGGCACTATCGCGCATTAAGGACTTGGCAGAGGCTAGGGAAAATAGTGATGCATACCGCAGAGGTTTACCTGATCGGCCTCGCACATAAGGAGTGACAAATGGCAACAAGTAACGCTGCAACAAACTACCTAGAAAGGAGGTTGTTGCATTTCATTTTTAAAAACAACTCCCTTAGTTTTTCTTCGCCCGGCGACAGTATCTATGTTGGTTTAGCAACGGCGGTATCTGCGGCTGAAACAGGTTCTTTAACGGAAGCTACCTTCACGAATTACGCAAGACAGCAAGTCACAGCATCAAACTGGACAACTATAGGCTCTGATTCTACAGATACTCAGACGGCAGTAAATGCAGCTAATATTGAGTTTCCTGCATCAGGTGGGACAAACAACACCATAACCCACTCCTTTGTTGCAGATGCTTCTTCAGGCGGAAACATTCTGTTTGTTGGCGCACTTGATGCCAGCAAGACCGTAGCCTCTGGTGACATCTTTCGGATAAATGCTGGCAACCTTACGATTGAGTTGAAGTAATGGCACTTGTTCTTAAAGACAGGGTAAAAGAAACCACAACCACCACAGGCACGGGTACATATACTCTAGCTGGTGCAGTTACTGGTTTTGAAGCGTTCAGTGTTATTGGCAATAGCAACACGACTTTCTATTGCTGCACTGATGGCTCTGACTTTGAGATAGGCGTTGGCACTTACACATCATCAGGTACGACTTTAGCTAGAACAACGATACTTCAGTCTAGCAACAGCGATAGCGCGGTTAGTTGGAGTTCAGGAACTAGGACTATATTCTGCACGTTGCCAGCAGAAAAGATGTCCTTCTTGGACGCAAGCGGTAACCTAGTAGCCGCTAACGGTAGTGCGCTCACTGCATTGAACGCCAGCAATCTTGCAAGCGGAACTGTAGCCAACGCGCGGTTGGATCAGCAGCTTCAGGATGTAGCAGGGCTTGCCGTCACAGACAGTGGTTTTATTGTAGGAGACGGGTCTAACTTTGTTTTAGAAACTGGAGCCACTGTTAGAACATCATTGGGACTTGGCACAGCGGCTGTATTGGACACTGGAATATCAAACACCAACGTTGCCAAGTTTACTTCTGGTGTTGCTGACAATGACTTTTTAAGAGTTGATGGCACTGACGTAGAAGGTCGATCTGCGTCAGAAGTATTGTCTGACATTGGCGCACAAGCATCTTTGACATTCGGTATATCAAACACCAACGCTGTAAAGATCGACAGTAGTTCTGTAGCGGATGATGAGTTTGCAAGATTTACCGCTAACGGATTAGAAAGCAGGTCTACATCAGAGGTTCTATCAGACATCGGGGCACAGGCGTCACTGACGTTTGGTATATCTAACACTAATGCTGTTAAGATTGATAGCTCCTCCGTAGCAGACGATGAGTTTGCGCGGTTCACAGCAGATGGTTTGGAAAGCAGGAGCGCATCAGAGGTCAGATCAGATATTGGTTTAGGCACTGCTGCCGTATTAGATACAGGCATTTCAAACACTAATGTTGCTAAGTTTACATCTGGGGTGGCAGATAACGATTTCTTGCGGGTTGATGGTACATCTATCGAAGGTAGATCTGCTTCAGAAGTGCTATCTGATATAGGTGCAACAACAGCTACAGCGGCAGCGGATGAGGCCACGGCGCTTGCAATCGCGTTGGGTTGATGGAGATTTAGATGGCGAATACGTTTAAAGTTATAACAAGGGATGTTGCCCCTGCTTCATCTGGTACACCGGAGACTTTGTATACGGTGCAGAGCGGTAGCACAGTGGTTGTTCTTGGACTAACGCTTGCCAATGTACACACAGCGCAAGTTACCGGGACAGTACAGCTTGTTAGTACCACAACTCAAACCAGCCAGACTCAGAACACAACAGCGCATATCGTAAAGGATATACCCATTCCTGTAGGAGCCACCGTGGAGATTATGGGAGGCAACAAACTAATACTGAATGTTGGGGATATTATAAAAATAGATGCCTCTGTCGCTGACAAGCTCTCCGTTACCATGAGTTACATGGAGATCACCTAATGCCGTATATTGGTCAACAAACAGCAGATAACTTTCAAAGCACGGTAGCTGTACAAAGGTTTAACGGTGATGGTAGTGACACCACCTTTACTCTGAACACCGCAGTGTCTTCTGTGCAGGATGTGCTTGTGTCTGTAGATGGTGTTGTGCAAGACACCGCAGCCTACACCATTCCTGACGGCACTACTCTGACATTTACAGCCGCACCATCTAGTGGCACCAATAATATCTTTGTAAACTACCTTGCCCCACAAGGCGCAACAATTACTCCCGCCGCAGAGAATAAAGGCAACTTTAAGGCAGGTGGTGCTATTCGCACTAATGCACAGTCGTTGACCTCTGACATAACCATATTGGCAACGGAAAACGCCAACGTGACAGGGACTTTTGCCGTGGGCAGTGGTGTGACTCTAACCATCGAATCTGGTGGGAGGTTAGCGGTTATATGAGTACAATCAAAGTAGACACCATTCAGAAGGCTAACGGTAGTGTTCCAACCGCAGGTGATTTGGGATTAAATATTTCTGGTACTATATTGCAAACGCAGTTCACCCAAACAGATGCAACCGGAACTTTCACGCCGAGTGGGGCTAAATCTAGGACTTTAATTACCAACTTGGCCGTTTCTATAACTCCCACATCAACGAGCAGTAAGATTATGTTAACTGCACAAGTTGGTTTTGAGGTTACTGGAAATATGGCAAATATCGTTTTTGGTTTTGACCGTGGCGGTACAAGACTAGGTGCATCTGCTGCTAGTAATAGAAATGTAGGTATTTTATCCCCCTACATCGGGTTTCACAATGACGCAACATCAACACTCGAAGGCATTGTTTACACGTTTTTTGACACACCATCAACCACATCAGCCGTAACATATACCGCTGATTTTACAATAAATGGAACTAATACCCTTCATTTTAATAAAACAGTAAATGATTCAGATGATGGCGACCATGAACGCACAGTTAGTTTCATTATGGCTCAAGAGATAGCGGGGTAATGCGATGAGTATCCTCGCAGCAGACACTATTCAGAATAGAAGCGGTGGAGCAGTTACTCTGACGAGTCAAGAGGCAGCAAAGCATTGGGTAAACTACGATGCAAAAGACACTGCAACAGACGGTTCTTTAAATCAAAGCAGTTTAACTGACCACGCAACAGGTGAGTTTAGTTCTAATTTTACAAGCAACTTTAGTTCAGCAACTGACAAATGCCATTTTGCATCGTGCTTAAATTCTGAAGACGGTGGAGGAAGTAGAGTTTCTAACGCAAGTAGGGGTGGTGTGATTGCAAATATCGGACATCTTGTAAATGACTCAACAGCAAATGCACTGGCTACGACACAAGTGCAGTTCCACACGGGTTTTGGATCAAATGCTGCTAATGATGGAGCAGAGGATGACTTGAGTGCTGGGTATTGTATGAGTATAGGAGACCTAGCATAATGGCATTCGGTACACTCGCCTTTGACACTCTTTCCGTATCAGGAGTTATTACTGGTGCAGTTAAATCAGTTGATGCAGATTATCTAGCAACAGGTGCGCCTAAATATTGGATACAATATAATGGTAGCACAAATGTTACGTTGGGAAGTCTAAACAGTAGTTCTGTGACTGACAACGGCACAGGCGACCACTCTTTTGCTTATACAAACGTGTTTCCGAATACGGGATACTCTTGCACCGGGGCGCATAGAAGTCCGGGCGCAACAGGCGGTTTAGGAGCAAACTTTGACCAAGCTGCTGGCAATACACGTTATTATCAATTTACTGCGGCTAACGATGGAAACTTTGATGCCACTCAAATATCAGTGACAATTTCAGGGAACTTAGCATAATGGACACACCAGAGTTTCAAGGCACACACTTATGGGATAGGCTCTGCTGGGCCAAAGAAACACTTGAGCCGCATCAGTCTGACTATCGTGTAGTGTACGAAGACAACGTAGACGAATGCGCTAAGATACTTGTGCCAGATCCTAACTGGATGGCGTGTGCATTACAGGGCGGTATCCTGCCACCAGTACAGGTATATTGGGAATTAGCCAAAGATGAGGCACAGCCCGACTTTAAGAAGCACACTCGTGGTTATTTGCTCCACAACACCAAGCCTGTAGAGGCGATGACCGAAGAGCAAGCCATTGAGTATTTGATTATGAAGGATGTGCCACAGTCTGTGTGGCTTGACTACAATAGCGGCAACAAGCCAAAGATGGTAATATGCCGTAAGGAACAGCTTCCAGCGACTCGTGAGTGGCGCAATGCTTGGAAGATAAGTGAAGACCTAGCCACTGATGAAGTAGCCGCATAAGGAGATTATTATGGCAACAACATATATAGTGGATAAGGACGGGAATCAGATTGATGCCGCATCGGCTACCGTTCCTTCTGACCGTCACTTCCGTAACGCATGGACGTTATCTGGCAAGGTTGTTTCTGAGGATATGACAGAGGCTAAGAAAATCTTTCAAGACAAGATCCGTGAAGTACGGGCACCGTTGCTTGCGGCAGAGGACGTTGTGTACATGAAGGCACTCGAGGCTGACGATGCGTCTGCCAAAACTGCTTCTGTAAACAAAAAGAAGGCACTGCGTGATGCACCGGCAGCTTCTGCTATCACTAACGCAGACACGATTGCAAAGTTGAAAGCTGCTTGGGATACATCTGTGCTGGGTGATTCGCCTTACGCATAGGGAGCAAGAGATGGCACTGACAAAAATTACAGGCGATGGATACGGTGCAGGAACAATCACCACTGCCGACAACACTGTACAGCTTACACTCAAGTCCACTGACGCAGATGGCAGTCTTGGGCCAAAATTTGATTTGACAAGAGACAGTTCTAGCCCTGCGAATGGTGACA